GTTCCCTCCTCGCCGCGCTTTTTTGTCGCAAATGGTTTCAAAGACTTACAAGGCACACAGCAAACACAGCCCGATTTCTGGCACGGCTGGCGCGACCATGAGAGGGCGCAAGCCGCGAGGATGGCGGCAAGATCTAGGGAGAGGCGGCAGCTATGGCAAGCGATCCAAACGACGCCAACAAGCGCAGCTCGCCGCGCAAGCGCGCAGCGTCGAGCAAGAGCAAGACGCCGAGCAAGACGCCGAGCAAGAAGCGCCGCGCCGATCCTCGGTTGGAGCTGTCATCGCCTCGATCTACGGGACGGCCGAGCAAGCATAGCGACGACGTAGAGGAGCAGCTTTACGAGGCGCTAGCGCGCGGGATGTCTACGACCGGAGCGTGCGGGCTGGTCGGCATCACGCCGCAGACGCTCCGCAACTGGATGGCAGACCCAGACAAGCAGGCGTTCGCGGCTCGCATGTGCGCGGCGCAGTCGGCGTGCGAGGCGAGGATGCTCGACGTCATACACGCAGCGGCGGCGACCGGCGACGTCAAGGCCGCGACGTGGTTGCTCGAGCGCACCATGCCCGACGACTACGGCCGAGGCCGTCGCCGACGTCCCGACCCGCCGACCGAGCAGGAGCGAGCCGAGATCCAGGATCCGCCGCAGCTTACAATGGAGACCATGCAGGCGACGTGGATCCGAGCGCTACAGGTCGCCGAGTCCGAGTTCGCGGCCGGTCGCCTCGATCCGCAGCACTACCTCACGACGGTGACGCGCCTGTCGGGTCTGTCAGGCCGGGCGCTGGAGATCGCCAGCAGGCAGGCGGACGTTGCCGAGGTGCCGCCGCTACAGATCAGCGTCTCGCTGGACTCGCCGGCGATGGTCGAGAGCCCGACGCCTAGCACCGCTCCCGGCATGTGCGGCGACGTTATTGAGGTCAGCTAGTGCAGCTCGATCTTGTCGAGGTCTTCGGGCCGTACCGCAAGCAGGTGGAGTTCCTGACGAGCCCGTCGAGGCATCGGTTCTTCTGCGCTGGTCGCGGTGCTGGCAAGTCTTGGACGTTGACGCTCGACGTCTTACTGCGAGCGCTGGCGAATCCAGGCGTCCCCGGCGCGCTGCTCGGTCGTACCGAGCGCGACCTATCGCGGAACCTCCTGCCGTTCCTGCGAGACCACCTAGAGACGCTCCGGCGCGCGACCGGCATTGACTACGTGCAGCGCTACAGCAAAGCGGATCAAGTGCTTGAGCTCCGCAACGGGGCCACGGTTCATTGGCGCGGATACGAGCGGATCGACAAGTTGCGCGGGCAAAACCTCGCGTGGTGTGCGCTCGACGAGGTGTGTTGGTCCGAGACCGACGAGATCACGGTATGGGAAACGGTGGCGGCGACGGTGCGCCTACCCTGCCCGCGCCCTGGTCTGGCGGTGGCGTCGTCGCCCAACGGCATGCGCGGGATCACGCGGCTCTTTGCCGATCGGCAGTCCGAGCGCGATCCGGCGTGGTGGGTTACGCGCTGCACGTCATGGGACAATCCCTACCTCGGGCGCGACGTAATCGAGAGCTGGCGCAAGGCGATGTCGGAACGGCGCTACCAGCAAGAGGTCATGGCCTACGCGCTGCGACCGTCGTCGGTGGTATTCCCTGAGTTTGACACGTCGCGTCATATCGTCGCGCACGATTGGCGCGCACACGAGGCCGGCGCGCGGTGGGTGTTTGGCGTAGACTGGGGCGTGGCGCGCGCGGTGGCGGTCGCGATCCAGGTGCTGCCGGACGGCCGATGGATCGTGGTGGACGAGCGCGTCGAGCGGCCTAGGTCGTCGGGCCACTGGCGGCAGACGGTGCAGGCGATGATCGACACCTACAGCCGCGCGCCGTACCTCATCGCGGCAGACCGCGCGATCCCTGGGGAAAATCAGTGGCTTCGCTCGGTATGGGGATCGCGCCGGACGATCGTGATGCCGCTATCAACGCGGCATGACCAGTACGTGCGCCACGGCGTGACGGCGGTCTCGGACATGCTCGCCCCGGTCGATGCTCCGCCGACGCTGCTCTTCTCGTCGTCGCTGCCGCGCACCTACGACGGCGACCTACAAGGGATCGTGCCGTCGATGCAGGGCTATCGGTACGTCTGCGATCGGTCCGGCACGCCCACGGATCGGATCTACAAGGACAACGTGCACGACCACGCGATCGACAGCTTGCGCTATGCGATCGTCGCCGGCCTGCGGTTCCCCGACCTGCACGCCGGGCGTCTGCCACTACGGCACACGCGCGGGCCGGATGGGTTGTTCGCCGGTCGCAACGAGGGGCCAAACGTCGCGCATTTCTAGGGCGTGACGCGGCGCGTCGGCGGCGGTAGACTGCGGCCGGCGGAGGTGTGTGATGCTGCTGTTCGGTGGTGATGTCGATGTGCTGAACGAGACCCGGTTTCGTGCGCGATCTCGCCAGATTGACGAGCTATTGCGCGGCGACTACCGATCGATCGCGGCCGAGCTGGCGAAGACGTTTCCTCGCACGCGCGGCATTCAGGAGCGATACGTCCCGCTGGTGCAGCGGTACGCGCACGAGCTGTCGGGCGCTCTGTACGCGCGGCCGGTGGTGCGCCGGTTCGGTGACGCGACTTTGCCCGCGCCGGTGTTCCAGAAGCTCCGCGCGCTGTACGACGCCAGCCGGATCGACGAGACCATGCTCCACATCCACCGCGAGCTGCTCGTCCAGCAGACGGTGATCTGCGTCCCGATCCGAGACCGGGCGGGCGCGTTCCGGTGGCAGGTGTTCTCGCCGTGGCAGTTCGATCTTGAGTACGGCGACGTCATGCACGCCTACGACCTGCAAGCGGCCAAGGCGGTCCGCTGCAAGGTCCCGATGCAGAACGAGGCCGGGGCGGTGGTGTACGGCGAGATGTACCTCAGCGCGACCGAGGCGTGGTACCAGACCGCTGACGGCAAGATGCCGCTGATCGGCGACAGCATCGCGCACGGCCTCGGCATGATCCCGGCGGTCGGCATTCGGTCCGAGTCGCCGATGCCCGGCCGCTACGAGGCGCCGATCAATGACGCGATCCTAAACGCGGCGATCGCGCTGATGATCCAGGAGAGCGACACCGAGCTACTGGTGCACACGCAGGCGTGGGGCCAGCGCGTGCTAGAGGGCGCGCAGCTCGGGCAGATGGTCGAGGAGCTCCAGGTCGGGCCCGAGAAAGTCTTGGCGCTCTACAGCATGGATCCGACCGCGCCGAGCCCGACGCTGCGGATCGTGCAGGGCCAGCCGCCGCTCGCGCAGATCACGTCGTGGAACGAGGCCCGGCTGCGGCTGCTCTGCTCGATGTTCGACCTGTCGCCGGATGCGTTCCTGAAAAACAACACGAGCACCACGGCCACGGCCAGGGCCGCCGACGCACGGGATCGCGTGGACGCAGCGCAGCGCTACATCCCGATCTTCGAGCAGGCCGAGGGCGAGATGCTGCGCTTGATGGCGAAGATCGCCAATCGCACCGACCCGCTACAGATCCCCGACGATATTGGCGTATCGCTGCGGTTCGCGAAGTTCCTGCCCTACGCCGACCCGCTGCACGAGGCCCAAGCGGTGCAGCTACAGATGGCGGCCGGCACGCTGTCGCCGGTGGATTACCTCATGGCGCGCGACGGCCTAAGCCGCGAGGGTGCGCGGGCGCGCATTGCGCAGAATCTGGCCGAGGTGCGGGATCTCGGTCTGGCGCTTGGCGCGACGCCGCCGACGCCGCCGACGGGGGCAGCATGAGCGATCCGATCGAGGTGCGCGTCGGCGGTAAGACGGTCAAGCAGGCGATCGCGGCCAACGACCTACAGGCGATCGGCCGGCTTTCGGCGGCGCTGACGACGGCGGCGCGGCTGGCACGCACGACGCGCGCGCGGGCGATGCGCGGCGATTTCGCCTCGCAGTCGCGGCCCTACAGCACCCGCCGGCCGTACATCATCAGCGAGAGTTACGCGCAGGCGATCGGCACGCGCAAGCGGTCCTTCGCAGGCAGCGCGGCGATGCACGGCGAGACCGGCCGCACCATCCCCGGCAATATCACGGGCGGGATGTGGAGCGGCCTCCGTGTCCGCAACTTCGGCGCGGTCGGCGCGGTGATCGAGTTCGCCGGCCGTTCGCTCGGCAGCAGGATCAAGGCGAACAAACGCGGCACGAATCAACGTGTTCAGGTTGCTAACAGGCTGAAAGGCGCGCAGGTTTGGAAGCGCTTACGCATCAATCCGATCCAGCCGACGATCCGAGAGATCCAAGGCGTCGGCACGGCGCTGACAGCGCTAGCGGCGCGGGCGCTCGCGTTCGGCGGTCGGACGCAGATCACGTCAACGAGCGGTGATGCAATCCTCGCACGGGAGCTGGTCGCTGACATCGAAGCCGGGCGCGTGACCCGGTATCTATAGGGGGAGAGATGGACGAGCAGACGACAGAGCAGACCCAGCCGGCCGAGACCACGCCGGCAGAGACCAC